ATAGCAAAACTCACTAAGAAAATGCGTGAAGCAGAGAGACAAAAAGAAGAAGCTCTTGTCTATGCATCACGAGTTAAAAGTGAAAGAGACAGATACGAAGCTACAGCAACTGGTTTAGATAGAAATTATGCTAGTGAAATGGAAGGAAGA